TAAACTGGATAATGGTTATCGAGTTTCCGATAGTGGCGTCTGGATAACCGGATCGAGTCAAAGTAATAAAACTCTGGTTGGATTGTCTGTCCGAAACCGGAGAAGTTCCGTTTCCATTTAGTCGAGTCGTGGAATACAGAGAACCGGTGTTTAGGCTGCCGTCACCAACTCGAATAAAGATATTGTCATCGCTACTTGATGCCAACTGAATGACGGCAATCAAATCGGTGTAACTTTGGCTTATGTTGGTGAACTCGATTGTCGCTGCTGCGCTTCCAAGCGTAGTCGTAGCGATATTCTCATAAGTCGCGGTCATGATCAGCCTTTGATTCCGTAGAGGGCAAAGTGGGAATCCTGACCCCAAGAGCCGTTTGTAGGATATAAACGAATTGCATCAATTGCAGTTGATTTTTGCCATAGTCCAGAGGTAAGACCAACGCGACCCCCGTAACCGGTTCCCGATCCACTCTGAAGTCCATTGATGTCAAAGCCGCCAATAATCCTTATTGTTTTATATTTGTTGGTGTCTTTGTAATCAAGAATGTCAATAACACCTACACCGGATTTTTGAGATTCGGTGTTGTTAGTTCCAACGCAAAAAACCGGCTGAATTGTGGAAGTTGAAGTTCCTGCGGTTGCTGATGCGGTTGAACCGTTCCCAAATAAATTATGATAAGCATAACTTGCCGTCGTATCAATAGAACCTGTGCCTAGTCGAATCTCAAAAGTATCAAGTGGGAGATTCGTTCGTGTGCTATAACCCAAATAACGCAGTTGAAGATGCTGATAGGTCGAAGGTATAGAAGTAAAATTGACTTCTGCGCTACCACCAGAACCGACTGTTACGGTAGCGATGGACTCGAAATCGCCTACCGGTGCAACATCACCATAGGCGCCAGCGAGAATGGCTCCAATCATTAGGCAATAGCTCCCACGACTCGCCAAGTGTTCGCGGCGGTCTTGATGCAGGTTGCTGCCTTATGTTGGGTCAAGGTTGGGGATGCGCTAGTCGCTCCGGCTGATGTGATGGTCGTGGTTCCCGGTGTGACCGCGTTGATGGTTAGAAGGCCAGCCCCGGTGTTGATGATTGTAACCGCTGTGCCTATGCCGAAGTTGGTGGTGGCATCAGTTGGGATGCTAACGGTCTTGGTCGAAGCATTGGAGGTCAGAATGAGGACTTGGTACTGGTCTGTGCTTGCCAGCGTGTAGGTCGCGCCGGACTGGGTATTGATGGTGAACTGCACCAGCTCATTGAACATCGGGGCGGTGAGAACATCACCGGTGCTTGCTGGAAAGCCTGTTGCCATCTGTATCTCCTAGAGGTTACTTACGCCCAGTATACCGTACTGAGCATTGCCAATGATGAACCCGGTGATAAGTGGATCGCCGGTGGTAAAGGTTGTATTCCAAGTGCGTGGGGTTATCTGGTGATTCACGCCGAAGATCTGCAAGGTCTTGGTCAGAGTCGAGCCACCGGGTTGAATGTTGCTGACCTCCACAGTCGAGAAGAAGTCCAGCCCAAGCGCAGCCACAATCCCGGCTGAATAGTTAGGGGTAGTGAGGTCAAGGGTCATGGAGTCAATGCGTATGTCTGTGGTCTTGCGGCTGGCCACATAGGCCTTAGCAAGGTCAAGAGTGTCGGCATCGCTCTGGTGAAGAAGCTCTTGCCGGGTAATGGCGTGTGGGAAGTAAGTGTCAATGCTGGTCTGGTCGGACACGGTCTGCATCGTCCCACCGACTCGCTGGAAGTTGGCCACATTGAAGATGAGTTTGTCATCGAAGGAGAATTTGAGATCCTTGTAAGGAATGCCTGTGGTCTGGTTGAACACCGTGGGAGCTTGCCCAAGGGTGTCGATGGCATCGGTGCGCTCGCGGAAGATGACCTTGCCATCGGCCGACATATAGACAGCACCGAACTCCGTAAACTCAACATCCTGCAAAGCTTGAAGGACTGATCGCACCCCACCCGGATCTGCTTGGACAGTTATATCGCCGGTGTCTATCTGTCGCTGACTGGCCGGGAAGTCGATGGTATTCAATATGTCGTTGATGCGGTTGCCGGTTGTCTCGCCAGCCGTGGCCCCGGTAACGGTCGAGATGGCTGACTTGTTGAACAGGGTAAAGGCATCGGTGGCTTGAATATCGATAAAGCCGATTTCTTCATTCTTGGGGTAGGTGTAGTTGTAGGAGGTCGTATAACCGGCAAATAATGGGTAGTCCACCCCAAGATGCTCGCCAACGATTCTGAGCTTTCTGAGGGGCTGTAGAAGCCCGAAATAGGGGCTTGCAGGGTTTTGTGGGTTCCAATCGCCATTAGGGTCAACCACACGGATGGTGCACAGCCCGGGATTGAATCGGTCTTGAGTAAGGTCACGCCCACGCCGGATGTTGATGGCTGTGGTTTCATCCGTGAGATCAACGACTTGGCTACCAGTACCACCAGCACCCATTGTGCTAATCCCGATTTGGCTGATGCCAATCTGGAAGGGTGGGTCAAAGTTAGGCCCTGACGAGAAGTCAAAGCTAACTGTGAGGGTGATGGGATAGGTCACAGCGCGATGTTTCCAGTCGTGCGATACCAGCCGGATGTGCTGTAGCCAATGCTGGAGTAGTCGATGATGGTATCCACGATTGCCTTCTTGGTTTGATCGTCTAGGCCACCAGTTCCTTGGACATAAACATTGACGGTGCTGGCCATTTCCTGAACTTTTGCGCCAGAAATGTCTGCTTCAAGGCCAGCGCGCTCAGATTCCAAGAGTGCAGCCAAAGCGGCATCATTACCTTGGTTGATCCAGTCAGAAAGCATGTTCACGCCTGAATCTAATATCGCTTGATTCCCGGTGGCTTCGCCTAAAGCGATAACTTGCCGGGCTGCTTCACCTTGCTCAATGGTTGGGGCTGTGACTCTGCCAAGGGCTGCAATGCGCTTGTTCAACTCATCAATTGCATCCAACCAAGATTGGAATGGGTTGGCTGGCTTGAATTGGGACAATCCAGCTAACTGGGCTTGAGAATCTGCCAACTTCTTAGCCAACTTTTCGGCTTGATCAGCATTTTCCAAAATCAAGGCCTTCTTCAGCTTGAGCCGTAAAATTTCATTCTCGGACAATTGTTCATTCTTGAGTGCGGCTTCTAAGCTGATCAAATCATCGTTGAAGGTCTGACCGGCCTTTTCAAGCTTGTTGGCTTCCTTGGTTTGCTTGTTTTGCTCAATCTTTTGCTTGGTAATGCCTAGCTCGGTTTTGAGGGTTTTGGATCGAAGAATGCCTTGCTCTTTGGCGTTGGCTCGGGCAATCATGTCAAGCTTGGCTTGATCCTTGGCAGATGATCTAGCACCCAAAGCCTGAGCTGCCTCAATGCCCTGTAAGCCCGGGAATAGGGTGGTGAGGAAACCTTTGGCCACGCTAGAGCCTGCAGATTCCCCAAGGCCCGGGATTTTCTTGTAGATTGAAAGAATCGTTGATAGGCCAACAGCCACATTGCCGACATAGGTGGCAACATCCTCAAAGGATTTGGCAAGGGCTGGCACACCCTTATCCTCATCAATAAGCAAAGCCACCGACTTGACCAACTTCTCGCCTAAGATTTCTTGGGCATCTCCGGCGGCCGCGCTAAGGATGGCTAACTGACCGGCATAAGTTCCGGCAGCTCTAGCGGCTTGGCCAGAGAACCTGCGGCTAAGTTCCTCGGTGATTTCATTGAATGACTTGGTGCTCAAATCAGCTTTGCTTAGACCGATATTGAGCCGGGTCAAACTGGTGTTTGTTCCAAGGTAAGCGCGGCTAAGGGCTTGGGTAACTGAGCTGAGTGATTTGCCTGAGCCTGCGGAAATATCCAAAGCAAGATTCAATAGATCCTGAGCCGCGGTCAGGTTTTGAGTAGCCGATACCAATTGCTGCAAAGAAGGGCGAAGTTCACCATCAGCAACGCCGGTGGAATTCTGCAGTTGCTTGATGTATTGCTCGATGGGGCGCACATCGTAAGCCAGACCAAGATTGGAAAGGTTTGTTGCTAAGGCTCGGACAGCCTTATCTTCTTCAAGAAATGCTTTGACTGAGGCCTTTGAGAATTGAGTAATCCTGCGAGCCGAAAGAGCTAATCCAAGGCTGCCTGCAAGACTCTTGAAAGCCCTGTTGAGCTTGTGCGTTGCCGTCTCCGCTTGCTTGAATCCCTTGCTGTTGAAGGTTGAGACTATGGGAATGCGAATCATGCGGCGAGTCCGTAACTTTGAGCTGTAAGTGAGTTATATCTACTGGTTGCCTTTTTGATGGCTACCATGACCTTGTCTAATGTCCTACCCTGTTGCTCGGCATAAGCGGCATAAATGATGCGGCCACGCTTGTTTTTTTCGACAGCACCAACACGCTGCAACTGGCCAACATTGCGGTTCAAGCCTTCAATAAACTGCCTGCCTGCGTTGGGGTTTTGGCTGTGGCTTTGCTTGCGGTTAGCCCATGCGCGGTCGACCGAAGGGCCAACCCAAGGCTGACCGTTAGGGTTTTGGGTTCCTGCAGTTTCCGCAATAGCGCCGGCAGCCGATTTATTGAGAAGGGCATACATTTGCACGAAGCCGGACTTGTTGGGCCGTGATGACCTAGTGCTGTACTGAATATTTCTACGGACTAGCGAGCCATTCCATTTTGGGAAGTTTTGCTGGCCAAAGGTTTTGTTGGCTTCCGACCATTGACGAAGCCCGGAGCCTGAGTCAAATGCGTTGGGTACTTTGGCTTTGGCATCGGTTACGACTTCCTGCAAAGCTGACCTAATCTCAGCATTCATTTCCTTGTAAAGATCAGGCGTAAACTTACGGAGAGCCTTGACGGTTTCTAGGTAGCCGTCTATTGCTGCCGCCATTTTGAGCCACCCTCGCCTTCTCTTTCAAGTATGCGAGAGTTGCCCGGAAGATTCGCTCATCCATGGCCAGCCACTCGCTTGCCGGGATTCCAGTTTCTATCTGTAACTGAGCTATCAGATAGGTTACGGAATCCTTATCTATTTTGGGTCGCTGTCCTCGACAACTTCCACGCTTTCAAGCGTTGCCACGAAGTCCACGCCAAAGGGCTTGACTGACTTTCCGGATCGCCGTAGGGCTTCCCATGCCAGCCAATAGAGATCGCTCTGTTGCTCACGCTCACGAAAGGCTTTGTGAAAGCCAATCTTGTGATGTTGCTCGAAAGCGAACTCTATGGCTGGTGTGATTCTTTGTTCAGTTGTTTCACCATCGCTTGTGATAATTTTCAGGCTCGCCATTTGTTACTCCTTAGAAGGTTCCGGTGTCTGAGACAGTCACAGCACCATTGATGGTGAATGTTACATCCTGAGTGCTGAGATCGCCGGTTGCTCCGTTGATTGGGGTGAGGTTGTTCACCAAAATGTCGAAGGTGTAAAGCTTGTTTCCATCGGCAACAACTGAGCTGGAATCTTGAATCATCTTGACCGCCGTGGTTGTGCCAAAGTTGGTGAGCAAGCTGTCGAGGATTTCCGAGCTTGCAGGATCATTGAGGAATGAGAGGGTAAGGGTTCCGGTCTGGAGGCCCTTCACATACTTGCGGCCGGTGTCTCCCATTGCGGTAACTTCTAGTTCCTCGAACGCGTAGTTGAGGGTTGCGGCGGTGACGAGATCGCTGAAATCGACAGTAGCAATCTTGACCCCAACCTTGTTATTCAGCGTGATCGCCATTTGATTCTTCCTTTTTCTTGGGCTTGCTTACAGGGTGTGGTTTTTCGATCTGGCCAATCTTGACCAGAAATCTAGTGCGCTCATCCATGGTTAGCTCCAACTCGACAGTATTGAGACTTTGACATCACACGATAAAACTTCGCCACCGTTGATGTTCATAACTGCTGGCTGACTCACTTCTCCAATGGTGTATTTTACCGTTGAAGCGGTCAATTTGGTGAATAACTCAAGCACCGCATCTTCCATGCCATTCAAGTTACCTTGGTTATCAAATAAAGGCTTGGTCAGCGTAATGCGGAAATGAACCATTGGGGCAACGGTCGTGTAATGGTCATTACTCGGAGTGATATAAGGATCATCCGGGCTGATGATGCATTGATTCACGCCCACAGTGGCCGGAGGAAAGGACAACACCGACCACTGAGAGCTTGCTAGCGCGGCGGCTAGCGTTCCTCGCAGGGTAGTTATCGCGCTCATCCTACGAGCCCACCGGGATCAAGGTAGTCTGCTAACAGGCCACGAACTCTTGCGATAATTGTGTTGCCCATTTTGTAGGGGCTAGGGGTGAAGTCTGGTGATACGCCCCCAGCGTTTGATGTGTTTCTTGCTTGCCATATATCGACTGCAATCATCATGCTTGCTTGGCGTACTGCAGGGATTGTCGAGTAGTCCACTTGACCTGCAACGACAATAGTGCCGTAAGGCACAACCGTGTGTTTTTCGACTGTGGTGATTTGGGCGTTCACGAAAGATAAAGAATAAGCGGTGAGGGCCGTGATGGTCTGAGATCCATTGAAATGAGGCGCGACATTTTCGACCGTGATAGTTTGACCGACATAAAAGCGATCGCTGACTGCTGTATCAAAATAAAGGGTTCCGGTCGTGCCTGTAGCCTCATGGGCAATCACATTGGTGCGGTTAAGCCAAAGTTTTGACTTGATAACATCTTCGGCCGATTGGCAGACAGACTCAACGACAGCATCGGTGTAGAGAGTGCCAATGCCAAGGTTGGTGCGTAATTCGGCAACCGTTACATAAGTTGCTGGCATGTCTGACTCCCTTCTTAGGTGTGGGGGCTAGGCGAGCCGTCTAGCCCCCACGATTGCTGGATTGGTTATGAAACCATCCACTTGTACGCGCCCTTGGCAACCTTGGTTGCGATTGCGCCGTAGCCATAGAGGGCTACTGAGATTTGACCCGAAGCGATTACATTGGACTCAAGACGGAAAGTTCCGGACTCATACCATGTGTAGGACTCAGGGTTGAGGACGATGATGCTGTCATCTCCTGTACCCGAAAGTGATCGGGAAACATAGAGGTTCAAGCCATGGACATTGCCACGAACACCGGTCGGCGTAAGGTTTGCCGATGCATTCTGTGGGTTGATGGTCTGGACATAAATTGGGCGGTTCGATCCATCCACAAGGCCCATGATTGCGCCCCATTGCTCTGGGCTTACGACCACATTGGTGGCAAAGCCGAGAGTCTCCTTGTAAATATCAACAGCTGCATCGCTGATGAAGTCAAGAAGGTTTGCTGCTGACATGGTGCGGTTTCCACCGTCGGTTGCGGCTGCTGCGATGACAGTCGAAACGCGAGCGTTGGTTGCCTTTGCATACGCGAATTGCATCTGGCGTGAAAGCTCTGCGAAGAATGCAGGGCTTGAGCGGTCAAGAAGTTCGACCGAGAAAGTCTGCTGTCCTGCGAACTTCTGGACATTCACCGTAACGAAAGCGACATTCTGATCGGTTTCGGATGGCGTTCCAGCCTCAGATGTAACTGCAACTGTTGGTGCTTGAGTAAGCTTTGGAATCTCAAAGCTCATTCCGGCATCTGGGAGAGTTCCGCGGCTGATTGCATCGATGAATGGACGGTCAGCATTGGAAAGTGGGTTGATGACTTCGCTGAGCTGACGGGTTGGAATCAAGCCTGCGTTGTCGGTGGTATCTGCTGCTGCAGCAAGCCATTGACGAGCTGAATCGTCACCGAGAGAAGCACGGACGGTGTTCTCAAGGTATGCACCGGCTGTGACCTCGATGCGTGGCTTTGCATAAGCAACTGCAGCGGTGATTGTAGGACGAGAGGCCTCAACTGCAGGAGCATCTGCCTCAGGTGCTACGACTTCTGGGGTGTTCTCCACAGGAGCCTCGCTTTCGTTGTTGGTTGGTTGTTCAACTTCCTCGGATTCGGAAGCTGCTACCTCTAGCACCTCAGCCGACTTGAAAGCCGGGTTTGATACCAGAGAAACTTCTTCGAGCTTTGCGCTCAAGATTTCAAGGACAGATCCGACTTGGCGGCTGTCCAATACTTCGACACCTACTGAAAGACCAGAGCGAAGATCCTCGCTGGCTTCGATAAGCGCATCATTGCCACGACTTGTTGCGGAAACCTTGAAGGTTGCATAAAGCGCACCGTCATCGGCAGTAATCGCCTGAGCGCGCCCGAGTGGCTTCTTGCCGTCATGCTCTAGAAGGAATTTGACCTTCTTTGGGTCATCCCACTTGACCGAGCCGGATCGGAATTTGACCTTGCCCACATTGGTATAACCGATTTCATTCTCGAATGGCAAAATCTTGCCAGAGATAAGCCTGCGGCCTTCATCGGCTTGAATCTCGCTTGCTTGGAGGGTTATCTTCATGATGTTCCGTTCGGTGATAGATCTTCCATTTCCTGAGCCTGCTCAACCGTGATAAGGCCGATGGAAATCATTTTTTCAATCGCTGCAAGCCGAGTCAAAGTATCTGCTCGGAGGAATGTCTCATCGACAGCAAATCGGACATAATTCTGAGAGTTGGTCACATCGTCCATGCTCAACCGTGTCTCAATCGCGGTAATGTAAGGCTGAAGTGCAAGGCTAATAAGTTGCTTGCGCTCATCTTGAACATTGGCGTAAGTCATCGAGTTATTCTCATCGGCTGAAAGGTAATACGCCGGGATGTTGCAAAGTCGAGCGATTTGGGTAGTGACTGACTGGATGAGATCGGCATAACCCATGTCCTTGGGTGAGAATGCAGTCGGCATGTATTCCAAGGTGCTGGTGAGATATGCAGTCGCGCCCTTGTTGCGAGCCGCTTTCCATTGAGCCAGCAATGCGGAAACTTCCGACTCGCTGAGATCTGCTCCCGTATTCTTCAACACTCCGGAAGGAATTGGGGCTACTGCTGCGCGATGCGCTGCATTTTGTAATTCATAAGCTTGACGAATAATCGTTGCGCCGGTGTTGAGAATGCCCTCGCTAAGTGCTTGGAATGTAATCAATGATCCAAGACCGGTCATTGGTACTGGCTTCCCGTCCACATAATACTGCGTGACGAAATCGCCATCCGGTGATACTTGCTGCGTTACTTTGGTTGGTGCAATCCAGTTGAATCGTGCAGGTCGGCCATCATCGGCATAAAGCTCGGTTACTTGCCAATAAGCCACGCCATAAAAGAGCAATGAATCTACTGTATAAGCGAGCGTTACCGATCGTGGCTGGTGAATGGAAGGTTGCTCAAGCCACTTTGGTGATGCCAGTTCCTCATGGGTTGATTTGCGATAAAGCTCGATTGGAATACTTGCAATCGTTCCAGCGATGAGATTTCGCGATCTGACGATTGCTGG